AAGAACGGTGCTGATTTCGGGCATGACTCCCCCGGTGACTTGAAAGTGAGTGTCTAACCCGCATCGCGGCGGCTATATTCAGGTCTGGAAATATCAGCAACGTGTTCTAGCGCCATTTCACGAATGTAAGCGCTGGGCTGCATACCGGCCCTTTCGGCAAGCAGCAAGACCAGATGGTGATCGTCGTCATTCAACGAAATTTTGAAGGTGTTCTTCTTTATGTGTTTTGGATCTGCGTACATGGTTTTCCCTCACGCTGCTTCTGGCTGGTCAGCCTTAAGCTTTCCTTTAGTCAATGCTTCGATCTGCCACTGGCGACCTTCCGGTATCCCTGCAGATTTCCACTGCGAAATAGCCCCTCGGGATACGCCCATTTTCTTGGCCAGCTCGTGCGGCTTCGCGTCAAAATGCTTAAGAACTTGTTCCAGATTCACTGGCCACCTCCGATTGCTTTAGAGGCTAGTTTAGTATGCTTAATAAAATAGCGCAACACTCAATGTGCTTACTAAACACACAATCTCGTATTGTTTGCCGAATGGAACTACACGAAAGAATTCAGCGAGCAATAAAAATCTCTGGCGTTAAAGGCAAGGACGTTGCTGCCGCCTGCGAAGTAACCCCTGGCGCTGTTTCTCAGTGGATGGCCGGAAGCATAAAGAACCTAAAGTTCGCTAGCCTTTATGCCCTCAGCGACATAACCGGCTTCTCTGACCGCTGGATCGCCATGGAGGAAGGCCCGGAGCGCAACTCTGACCTGCCCGGCGTAAGGCTCGCCTCCCACGAAGCCGCCCTTCTCGATATTTACAGAGAGCTTTCTGACCGCGACAAGGAAATGTTATTCGGCATTATTCGGGGCATGAAAAGCGTTGACGTTACACCCCCAAAGCGACATGGCAGGAAGGAATCAAAAGCGACCGGGTGAAGCTGATTTGTGATTTCAGACCCTGCTCTCTCTGCCATATCCACGATTGCTTAGCCCGCAATTACCTACACCACCAAAAATAAAATTAATTCAGTTAAGTTTACTGAATATTTTCTTGACCTTCTGAGTTTAGTTTACTAAAGTTAGTTCCATAAGATATTCACTGGAGCTAAACAACATGACCACAACCCATCGCACCATCCACACCGGCAGCCGGCACCCCGTCAAGGGCGCTACGGCCACGCCCATCAAGTCTGTCGAGCTGACCGGCATCGACGCTAAATCAAATGCGCAGCGGCTGGCTGAGTACGTCCTGCGGCGCGACAACTTGAGGTTTGCAGCATGAGCCTGGAAAAACTCAAAGAGCTTGAGGATCAGGCCCAATCAGAGGCGTCGAGGTCTAAGAGGTTAGAGAATGCAAAGAACCTGCTCGCTTCAACTAGGAATGGCCCCTACTCGCTTGTCGATGCTTTAGAGAATGTGATTAAGGAATGGCGCCACGGGTTAAGTATGGAGGCAAGGGACGAGTTGCATTCGGTTTTGAATGAAATGGCATGTGACATCTACCGAATTGCTGAAATGCGCCTTGCGGCAAGGGCTCGGTTTCACAAGGTCCAAGCGGCCCAAAAACGGGCGATTGTTACCGCCTCCATTTTGCCACTTCCAGATGCGGAGCAATCAGCATGATCGACGCAACGATACATCACCCAATTCCAGCCGGTAGAAACGTGTTCCACACAATCAGGGGCCAGATGGGTCAGCTAGACCTGAACGCCGAACTGGACGACACACTGCCAGAGGCGCGGGTTTTTGTGACACGGAAAGAGGCACTGGCGCTGGCTGAAGCCTTTGCTGAGCTGGCGATTGACATAGAAGGCGCTGAGACGATTGCGGCGCTGGTTAGAAAAGGGGAAGCGGCATGACCTTCCTAATCGAAATGTCCGCAGTCCTACTCATCGGCCTGGTCGTTAGCACAATCGTCTGCCTGGCCAGCGCGCCGTGCGCAATGAGTGTGCGTAGGGGGTCGAAATGAGCACCGTAACGCCAAGGCCGTGGATGGCAGTTCAGCTGGTAAACGAGGACGGCAGCAGGATGACTGCACAGGAGTCGTCTGTGTACGCGGCAAATACTGCTATCCATGGCGGCGAGGGCTTTTATGCAGTGCAGGCCAGGAAGGACGACGACGGCAAGCTGTATGACGTGTGCCACACAGGTAATGGCCCTGACTCTAAATGGAACGCCAGCGCTATAGCTGAGGCCGTGAACTATCACGAGCGGCTGGTTGAGGCTCTGAATGAACTGCTGGAATTTGAGGGTGATTACAGCCCGAATGAAATACGGCTGGCAGACACCTGCGCAAATGCCCGCAGCGTTCTAGCCGAGATGGAAAAGGAGCCGACGCAATGAACAATTCAGATATGCCGGCCATGCCGCAGCCGGACATTTTTCACGGAAACGGGGCGATTGAGTACGGTTCGCCTGGGCTTACCAAACGTGAGTATTTTGCAGCAAGAGCAATGGAGGCAATTATCGCCAGCAAGCACTTTGAGATCCAGTGGTGGGACCAAGACGAGAAGCAGGATTCATTTGCTAAGTCAGCTTGGGGCTACGCGGACGCAATGCTTAACGCTCAAGAAAAGGAGCCGACGAAATGAGCAACGTAACGCCAAGGCCATGGGCCTCAATAGATCACGGGGCTGGAGAGATTGTTGTTTACCGGCCCGAGACAGAGGAAGCCATTTGCACCTTCGATGACACAGACGGGTCATGGGGGTGGCCAAAAAATTACAGCACTAACGGCAACGCGAAAGATAACGCCGCTCACATCGTCAAATGCGTGAACTATCACGAGCAACTAATTCATGCGCTGCGATGGTATGAGGGAAATGCCCGCCTATGCCGAAAGATCACGGACTCGGGCGAAGAGGCGAGAACGGCGCTAGATAGGGATGGCGGCGAATTGGCCCGCAGCGTTCTATCCGAGCTGGAACAGGAGCCGAAGCAATGAACAAATCAAACATGCAGAACCAGCGTGAGATTGACGAAGCGGCAGAGATTGAAAACCGCACCGAAGAGCTGGCTATTGAGATGACATCGGCTCTGGCCAGTGGTGAGGACTTCCACCTGGAAACTGTCGATGGCTACAACAGCTTTGGCGCATACGAAGTCGTTGAAGCGATGAGGACAATAGAGCCTGAAATTTTCTATGACTCGGTTTTTGCGCTCAACGGGGCCGCCAAAAAAAGCCTGGCCAAGCTGAAGGTTGAAGCGATTACCGAGGTAGTCAAGGACGCGCCGCTGGTTGATGCGGTGATTTTTGAGCGGAAACAGATGGAGCGTGCGGCATGAACGCAATAGCAAAAACAAAAGGCATGGGGTTCGCCCTGCAGCCAAACAGCATGGATGAGGCTTTCCGAATGGCAGAGATGCTGGCCGGCAGTCAAATGGTGCCAAAGAACTATCAGGGCAAGCCACAGGACGCGCTGGTCGCAATGATGATGGGCTCTGAGCTTGGGCTTAACCCGATCCAGTCCCTTGCCAATGTTGCAGTGATTAATGGCAAGCCTGCGATTTACGGGGATGCACTTCTGGCTCTGGTTCAGAACCATCCGAAGTTTGGCGGGCATGAAGAATCGTTTGAAGAGAGCGGCATGGTCGCCACCTGCACGGTTTGGCGCAAAGGTGACGCTACCAAACACACAGTCACGTTCAGCCAGGCTGACGCACGAAAGGCGGGGCTTTGGGAAAAGTCCGGGCCGTGGACTCAATACCCAAAGCGGATGCTTATGTGGCGCGCCAGAGGCTACGCATTGCGCGACAAGTTTGCCGATGCCCTTGGTGGCCTGATTACCGTCGAAGAAGCGCGGGATATTCCCGAGCAGGATATGGGCGTTGCGAGTCGAGCTCCGCAATCACAGGAATCGGAAGGCCTGGCCAATAAGTGGATCGGCAGGGCAAACACTGCCGGCAGCGCAGACGATCTATCAAAGGTCTGGAAGGATGGTCTGGCAGAGATAAAGAGTGCTGGCGATATGAAAGCCTACGGCGAGTTCAAGAATGCCGTGGCAACTCGCGGAGAAAGGCTGAAAGAGCTGGAACAAAAGGTTTCGGAGGTGGCGCAATGATTACGCTTAATCTTGTGCAGGGATCTGACTCTTGGCTACAGGCCAGAGCTGCAGTTATCACCGCATCCCGGTTTGTGGATGCCCGCGCCAAGCTGACACGAAAGAGCAAGACCGGCGAGGCTGGCGATTTTGCAGCCAAGGCCATTGATTACGCATGGACGGTAGCCCTTGAGCGTATCGCCTGCAAGCCCTTGGACGACACGTTTGTTACGTGGCAGATGCGCCGTGGAAGTACGCTCGAACCTGAAGCGCGTATGGCCTACGAAATGGAAACCGGTTTGCTGGCTGGCGAGTCTGGCCTGCTTCTGACCGATGACAGCGTATTCGGGTATTCATCGGACGGCCTTGTAGACGATGACGGAATGGTTGAAATCAAGTGCCCGGCCAACTGCCAGAAGATCGGGACAACCTGGGCCAACCCTGACAGCGCTGTTGACGATTACATAGATCAGATTCAGGGCGGCATGTGGATCACCGGACGCAAGTGGTGCGACTTCATCATGTACTGCCCATGGCTGGAGTCAGTGGGCAAGGAGTTGTTCGTTAAGCGCGTGCTGCGTGATGACAACTATATCGAGGCATTGGAAAGCGACCTGATGGAATTTCACAGGATGGTTTCTGTTTTCGTTGAGAGCATCGCCAGCAAAAATACAAAGAGGAAGGCAGCATGACCACAACCATAGAAAGAGAATCAACCGAGCTGGTGACGGTGCCACCAAAAGAGACAGCCTTGCAGACGTTCACTGCGGACAAAGGGCTTGATCCTTACCTGAAAACCATCCGCCAGGAGCTTGATAAATTTCTGTCCGATGCCCCGGCACTGGATACCGCGAAAGGCAGAAAGCAGTACGCCTCAATGGCCTACAAAATAGCCCAAAGCAAAACGGCTATCGACAACCTCGGAAAAGAGCTTGTGGCCGATCTAAAGAAGCAGCCGGCTAAGGTTGACGCTGAGCGCAAGCGGTGGCGCGACCAACTGGACGCATGGCGCGACGAAGCCCGAGGCCCGCTGAATGAGTGGGAAGCGGCTGAAGATGCTCGTATTGCAAAGCACCAAGATCACATAGAGCAAATCAAGGGCTTTGATGTTTGCGACGGATTAACTGCCGCCGGCATCTCTGCTCAGCTAGACAACCTGAAAGCAATTACTGTTGACGCGCAATATCAGGAGTTTGAAGCAGAGGCGCACAGGGCAAAAGAGCAGGCCGTTAAGGCGCTTGAGATTGCACTCCAGCGCCAGTCGAAGCACGAAGCTGAACAGGCTGAGCTTGACCGGCTGCGGCAAGAAGCGGCGGAGCGTGCACAGAAAGAGCGCGAGGAACAGATTGCCAAAGATGCTGCAGACAATGCCCGCCGCCAGGCTGAGCAAGCCGCACAGGCAGAACGTGACGCCGCTGCCAACCGTGAACGCATGGCAAAGGAAGAGGCCGAACGGAAGGAGCGTGAAGTCAAGGAAGCGACAGAGCGCCGGGAGAGTGAGCACCAGGCTGCCATTGATAAAGCGCAGCGTGACGCTGCCCAAGAACGTCAGCGGATCGAAGCCGAGCACAAGCGCATTGAAGATGACCGGCTGGCCGAAGAGCAGCGCCAGAAGAGAGAGATACTGGCGCGCCAGGCAGATAAAGACCATCGAGGCGCCGTTAATCGGTTAGCTCTTGAGGCAATGATTAAAGGCGGGATGCCGGAGGATTGCGCAAAGCAGGCGATCACTCTGATCGCAAGATGCCAAATCCCGAACGTCACAATCAACTACTGAGCAGGAGGCCGCGTAATGCCGAAAATCAAACTAACCATAACCCGCGATACCCTGGCAAAACTGAAGGCCATGAAGAAGGCTGACAGCAGCCTTTCCAAGCGCGACTGCGGACACAAGCTCGGCGTGTGCCTTGTCACCCTGAACCGGGCTGCGGACCGCGCAGGATTGCGAGATGAGTTGACGAAGATTTTCCCGGTAAGCGTGTTCACTGGCGCGGAGTCGTCAAAGCCAACGGCTAAATCAGTGGAGAGAAATCTTAGCGAAGAACTCCGCGCCATAATCCGCCGACGCTACGCCCGGGGCCGCAGAAATTCCGCGGAGGCTCGCGAGCTTAACGACGCATCCGTGGCGCTATCCCTGAACACCACTCGCGGCAACGTGTACAGCGTCAGCAAGGGCCGGACACCGAGGGGTGTGAACGCTGAAACGGTTGAAAAGATCCGGGCTGCAATCGTTCGGCGTCATTATCACCAGCGCATGGCCTTGGCCGATACGGCAGCCCAGATTTCGCGGGATACCGGGATGGCAGAAGATGTTATCCGCAACCTGTGCCATTACGTGCGCCAGAGCGAGCGCGCGGGAGGGTCGAGCGGCATTGGAAAGGGTTCGGCCTGGTTATTTCTAACAGCGCCGGCGTGTAATCCGGGGCAATGTGTGGGGTATTACTGAGATGAGCAACTTACAGGAATGGATCAATGCGGCCTTGCTGGTCGCTGAAGCGGAAGGCATGGAGGATGAAGTGGTTATAAACACATGGCCACAGTCTTGTGTTAAAAGCTTTCCCGATATGTATCCGCAGCTTACCGTTGGGGCTTTGCGGGAGTGGCAAGCAGCCAGCGCGCAGGATGGCGGGGAGCCTGTGGGCATTGTAGAGCTTTCGGATTACATGCTTTTTGGTACAGATCGCAAGAAAGCCGTTGCTGAACTTTACGATGGGGCGCTGCAATCGCTGCCCGTAGGCACAAATCTCTACACCCACCCGCCCAGCGCCGTGGTGCCGGATGAGCGTGGAACGAATCAATACGGTTTAGATGTGGGCTACTTCCGCAAACTGTTTAACCGAGAGCTAAGTAGCCTTAGAAGTTTTCGGCCCGATGAGCTAGCCAGAGTCCTTGCTCGTGCGGCTAGAACGGCAGATGCGTCAGTGCTTCAGGAAAGTGAGTTTCAGTGCGGTGCCGTGGTGCCAGATTGGGAAATTGAAGCGAAGCGGGCTTTCTGGTCAGGCCTGGAAATTGGCTCATCCATGGGGTCGGTGGCGATATTGCCGAGATGGGATGAATACATTGCTAAGCGCAAAGGCGAGATTTCAGCAAGACCGCCCAGCGCCGTGGTGCCGGATGGGAGGAAGCTGGTTCCGGTTGAGCCTACTCCGGAAATGAGAGAAGCCTTTTTTGGCGCGCAAGAAGAATGCGAAACCTTTAAAGGGAGGCACGGGCCGGCAATGCCAGACCACCAGTGGGCAGCAATGCTTGCAGCCGCCCCACAACAGCCCGTGCAAGGGCAGTGGGTACCAACACAAGACACAGAAACCCGCTGGATATTGGGGCGCCCTTGCTTCGTGTGTGCCGGTATCGCTCAAAACTTGAGGGCAAAGGGTTATGAGATAGAGCGAAAAGCCGAGGACGAACAGGCGGTCGTTATCGACTGGATGTTGAGCCTTTACGCAAAACATGGCCCTGACTGGCGGTCGGAAGCTGAGTCCTTTCTAGCAGCGCCACCTGAGCAGGAGCAAGAATCGTGAGCATGAAATACATCCGTGATTATTACAGCGTTCCTGCAAAGCGTGGGGCACGTGTCGAGTACACGGGCGGAATCACTCCAAAAACTGGGGTGATTACATCGGCCAGGGGCGCAAAAATAAACATTCGTATGGATGGACTGCAGCACCCTCGGCCATATCACCCGACCTGGGAAATCCGCTACCTGGACAAGCAGGAGCAAGAATCATGAGCACCGATAACCACGATCTTGACGAGAGGGTTTTCCAATTTAGGCTCATGGAACTGCCCGGCCAGCCCATGATGATGCACATGGGAACCAACAGGCTGGTCAACGATCTGCACGCTGAACTGAAACGTGAACGGGCGCGAGTGGCCGAGCTTGAGTCAGTTCTGGTCAGAGGAGTGGAAGGCGAAGAATATTTCTGGCGAGATGATGCTGAGAAAGCTTTGAACGGCAGCTCTACCGCTGCATGGCTACTGCGGCAGAAGGCTGATGCGGTTGATGCGATAGCCGAGAACATGGTTCGGGATATGACTGTGAGCGACATCAGAATGGTCGCCAGTCTACATCGACAAGCCGCCGATGAGGCCGACAAGGCTGGAGGTGGTGATGAGTGACTTTAAAACCTGCGATCAACTGGTAGAGCACTTCGACGAGAACACAAAGCACCTAATAGACAGCGACACTTACGACCTGATCCGCATTACGTGGGAAGAGGCAAGCGCCGCAGCGTGTGACGAGAACAAGGGCATGAAATCCGAGCGTGACGCCCTCCAGGCGCGAGTAGCCGAGCTTGTGACGGCCTTGCAGGATGCCGTGGACATCATCCAAGCGGATGCCAACACAGAAGAAAACTATGGCTCGTTGTGCCGTATAGGCAACGTGCTATCTTCCAGCAACTCGGATGCCTTAATTCTCCGTAAGCAGGCCGAAGAACTCGACATCGAAGCCGCTGGCTTTGAGCTTTCGGGCAACGAGGTCGTGAGCGGGCGTTATGTGGCTACGGTTCTGCGTCATGCTGCTAACAAAAGGCGCGACGAGGCCGACAAGGCGGGAGGTGGTGTATGAGCAGGCGCGCATGGTATCGCTGCAATGCCCGCAAGGCTCGGGTGTTGCTTGAGCGGGGCGTGAAGATCCGGCTTGAGAATGGGGTTTGGTATTTTAAGCGGAGGGCGAGGGGATGATCGATAGATTTATTAGGCTTCCAGAGGTTATCAAAGCT